CTTGTTGTTTATAACAATACCGGCGGTAATGCGATTGTATCCAGTACGCAACTTGGAGGGTTCGGTTAATGTCATTTACCCGCGAGCTCTACAAGCTCGGTTTTGAAATCTCCCCGGTGATCCTTTGCGATGGTATTGCGCAGAGTATTCCCGGCGGGATGCTCCCGATTGTGGCACTAACACAGAGCGCCAGCTACGTTAGCGGGCTGCTGGGCGGAGCGACGGGTCTCACCGACCTGGATAAATATTTCTGCCACTGGTCAGCCGCAGCGGGCACGACAATGGTGGATTACGATATCGGTCGTTATCCGTTCGCTAATCAGAAGGTTGCCGCGAATGCGCTGCTGGCTCAGCCTCTGCGCGTGTCTATGCTGATGAATGCGCCGGTGAACGAGAATACCGGTGCCATGACAAAGCTGGTCACACTCAGCGCGCTGCAGGCAGTGTTACAGGGACATGCCAACCTTGGCGGAACGTTTGTCGTCGCCACTCCGGCCATCATTTACAGCAACTGTATACTGAAGGCGGTACGCGACGTAACGGGCTCAAATGAACCGCTGCCGCAACGGCAATGGCTGTGGGAGTTTGAGCAACCGCTGATCACCGAAAGTGAAGCGGAACAGGTGGCAAATAATTTTAAGCGCAGGATTGATGGCGGCGATAAAGTTACGGGCAACGCCTGGACAACGGCGGCGGGAGCGATTGGTAACACGTCAGTTGGTAGCAGTGTGACAAGCGCGGTTATTGGTCTTATCGGAAAGCTGAGCGGGGTAACGGGTCCATGAGTATCGCATTATACCCTTTTTCTGGAAATGAACAGAAAAGTATGGTTTTCAGTCCGCTGCTTGACGGGAAAATATATGACTGTCAGATGAAATGGAATATTTATTCACAGCGCTGGTATCTCAATGTTACGGATAATTCCGGCAATCGGAAATTAACCATTCCCGTTGTCGCGTCTCCAGCGGATTACGATATTAACATTCTGATTGGTGCATTTAGTTCGACAAAAATGGTCTGGAGAGTTGCCAGTGGTCAGATTGAGGTGATTAACTGATGCGATATTATGATATTAAAATTTTTTACCCTCCTCAGTATCCCCCGGATCCGAACGCAGATACCCGAAAAATTTACAGGCATTATACCAGTCTGAAAAATGGCGTACATAACCCCGGAAGCCTGATGGTTGAATTTGATATTCTGCGTTTTGGTGAATCCACGCCGCAGGGGGAAACCACCATTACGATATGGGGTATCAGTCCGCAGGAAATGCAGCAGGCCAGACAGAATATGTTCGGCATGCCGATAGAGGTAAGTGTCGGGATGTCAAAAGGGCTTCCTCTGGCGAATGCCGGAAAATCGGGGCTGGTCTTGAAAGGTGTTATCTGGCAGGCGCTGGGGAACTGGCAGGGTACCGAGCTACGTCTCGATTTAATTGTGACGGTGAGTCCGGTTTCTCATGTTGATCCGTTTCCGCTGGCCCCCATCAATTTAACGCTCCCCTGGAATAAAGGGCAGAAACTTTCCGATGCTCTGTTCGATTGCTTCAGGACGCTTGGTGGTTATACGTTTTCAATCAGTATCAGCGACAGGCTTGTGAATAATTACGACAATGGTATGTATTGCGGGAGCCTTTCCGACCTTGCCGTGTATCTCAATACGTTCAGCAAAAGCATTATTAAAGATAAAAATTACGCAGGGGTGGAAATAGCCGTGGTGGACGGTAATGAAATCCGCGTCTACGACAACGACTTCGACGCTCACAGGGCTAAAAAACCGGAGGAGAGCGCTGCATACCGTAGGGACCACCCGACACAACTTCAGTTTACCGATCTTATCGGGCAACCCACCTGGATTAAATATAATACGGTTTCTGTTCCCTGCGTAATGCGCGGTGATATTCAGGTCGGAGATTATATTCTGATGCCGAAGGAATCCAGACCGATAATTCAGGCCGCTTCCTATTCGCAGTTTCGTGATGAATCGGCATTCAAAGGGCTTTTTCAGGTGACTTTAGTTCGTCTTCTCGGTAACAGTCGGCAGCCCGATGCTAACAGTTGGGTAACCGTTCTGGAAGCTAATCCTTATTCGGAGACGCAAAAACAGTGAGTCTGAACAAAAAACTGAGTTTTGGCGGCAATATGAATAATTTCGCCGACCAGAAAATAGCCGCCGCTATGCAGATGGCCGGAAAGGTTTTACCCGCAGAGGTCGTCAGCCAGTCAGGGAAAATGGTCACTGTTACCTTTTTGCTGCGGGACATTCCCTACACGTTACCTCAGTTGACCATTCCGCTATTCGGCCCTCAGTACATCAGATACCCGATGCAAAAAGGAGATAAGGGGATAGTCATCCCGGCGGATACCTACCTGGGCGGCGCCAGCGGTCTCGGAGGGGGAACGGCTGATCTGACGTCCCCTGCAAATCTCAGTGCGCTGGTGTTTTTACCTATCAGTAACACGGAGTGGGAGAACGTCGATGGTCAGGTACTGACGCTGTACGGACCGGAGGGGGTAACCATTCGTGATGCGAAAAGCAACACTACGTTTCTGCTCACACCGGAAAGTATCACGATTGCCACACCTGAAAAATTCGAAGTGACGGTGGGCAGTACCGTTCTGACGCTCACCGCTGGTACCTGGTCGCTGACAGGGCAGAGTGGAACACTGACTGACAGTGCGGCCAGCACCAGCCCGAAAATCATGCTGGAGGGCTGGGAAAAACTGGTTCAGTGGGTTAACAGCCACAGGCACAGCAATGGTAATGACGGGCAGGATACCGGAGGGCCAACGTCACAATTCAACGGGAGTATTACCGAATGAGGACATATGGACGAGATAAAAACGGGAAGTGGGTAACGGTCACGACTGACGAAAACGGGTTTAACGATTCTGTGTATCTCACAACGCTGGTGCAGAATCTGAAGCTGTCCCCGCAGGAGTCCCCGTTTTTTGCTAATCACGGTATACCGGCTAACGGCTCAGTTATTCAGCAGATACTGCCGACTTTCTACGTAAACCGGCTCCAGCAGCAGTTCAGCAAATACTTTTCCTCTCTGCAGATTGCGCTGGCGGATGTTGATCCCCCTGTTTACAACATTTCGGCGATTACCAACTCAGGCTCTAAAATAGCGGCTCAGGTGTATGTATGAGTGATTTACCCATTAGTTATGATATTGCCGGCCCGGTTCCTAAAACGACGGATGAACTCCGGCAACTGGTTATTGATACTGCAACAGCGCTGTCCCCGGGGATAACCACAAATTTACCCGGATCGCTGATTGAGGATATGGTCAGTACGAGCGTCGGCGCGCTTGTGGTATGTGATCAGGCGCGGGTTGACCTGATTAACTCATGCAGCCCGTATGCGGCAAATGTACACCTGCTTGCACAACTGGGTGATATGTACGGCGTCCAGAAAGGGCAGGGAACCAATACATCGGTTTATGTGGTGTTCAGTGGTCCGCCCGGGTTTGCCATACCGAAAGGTTTTATGGTCGGGGATGGAACCTACACCTATACCGTTCAGCGTGACACGATGATCCCGGAAAGCGGGCAAACTGAGCCTGTCTATTGCCTGGCAACAACCGGGGGCTCCTGGGCAGTACCCGCGGGTACGGTGAATCAGATAAAAACCTCAGTACCGAATACGTACAATCTGACCTGCACCAATCTGACCGCGGGATTACCCGGTGCGCAGGAACAGACTTTTTCTTCATACCGTGCCCAGGTATTCCAGGCAGGTATGTATGGCGTACAGGGAACACCTGACTGTTACCGGATTGAACTGAAAAATGTTTATGGCGTACAGGAGAATCTGATCTCGTACAGACAGGCGACCTTAGGGCGCTGGGTTGCGGTTGTTGGCGGCGGTGACCCCTACGAAGTGGCCTACGCCATTTACAAGGCCGTACCGGATATTTCCATTCTGACCAATGATGTTTCGAACCCATCCGGCGCACCGGTGGAGAAGAAGACCATCGCAATCACTGTGTATCCGGATGTGTATCAAGTGCCGTTTGTGGTTCCTTCTTCGCAGAACGCGACAATTATGATTACCTGGAATACTGCCTCCACTACCTACATCGATCCGGACGGCATAGCAAAAGCGGTACAACAAAACATTGCTGGCTATATCAATGCAATCGCAGTAGGACAGCCCATAAATATTTTCGAGGTTCAGGATATCTTCCTGAGTTCGGTGTCGGGACTGGTTGCGCCTTCCCTGGTATCAATGATTGACATTCAGGTTGGTATAAACGGGAAAATTGTCCCACCTGCAGCCGACTCCAGTCTGGTTTATGGTGATACTTACGCCTATTTTTCCACTTCATCTTCACAAATTCAGGTTAAGCAATATGGCAGCTCTTCTTGACAGCATTATTCCGGCTTACCCCTATACGCAATATAATGATGATCCGGACATAGTTGCCTTTTTTGATGCTTATAACAAACTGGCACAGGGGTATCTTGATTACTTTAACAACCTGAATTTACCTTGCTGGACCTCCCCGGCGATTACCGGAGAGTTGCTGGACTGGATTGCGGCGGGTATTTATGGGGAATTTCGACCCTTGCTTCAGATTTCCGAGGATGCCATTGCGCGCGGAGCGTATAACACTATTGAGTACAATAATGTTGCGTATGCAAAACTGAGAAATTATGTTCCCGGCTCAGCGTCATATGTACCGGACGACTATTTTAAACGGATACTGACATGGAATTTTTATAAAGGCGATGGTTCTCACTTCTGTATCAACTGGTTCAAACGACGGCTTGCACGCTTTATACACGGGGCCAACGGAATAGACCCGCCAGTTCAGTCCACTTTTGATATTAGCGTGATGCCCGATAAGGGCATTTTTTTTGTCTCCATTCCTGACTATGGCGATGGTGTCGGGCACTTTCTTAAAGATGCCATTGACCAGTCGCTGGTGAAACTCCCATTTATTTATACCTATTCGGTAACGGTGGTCGAGCAATGATTATTGGATTCGGAAATAATGTCGTTTCCTCGCTGGCGGCTGATATTACCGCCAGCCAGACGACCATTCAGGTGATGCCTGGTGCGGGAGCGATGTTCGCTAATTTGCTGACCAGCGATTATGCGAACAGCTCAAACCCTCTCAAAACATACGCCAAAATTACGCTGACAGACGCAAAAGAAACCGTTTTTGAGGTATGTCATCTGACAACGGTTAATAATGACATGCTGACGGTTATTCGCGGTCAGGAAGGTACAACAGCGAAGGGATGGTCACTGAATGACGTTATAGCGAATTTTGCGACGCGAGGATCTGAAAATCAGTTTGTACAAATTGAAGAGCTCCAGAGTGGGCATTATGTCGCTGGTGTGGCCGGAGGTACAGAAAATAATCTGACGCTGGAGTTACCAGCAACTTATTTCGTCAATGGTGGAGCCGACTGGACATTGCGCACTCCACTTGTGGTTATTCCGGCGCTAAACAATACCGGTGCCAGCACTCTGCAACTGACGATGGGAGGACGTGTGCTTGGCATATTCCCATTATACAAGGGGAATAAAGCAGAGTTATCGGCCAATGATATTATTAAAGATGCTCCTGTCTTATGCGTTCTGGATAATACAAAAACCTATTTTTCTGTGCTGAATCCCCTGGAGATTTATCTGGGATCACGATATTTACAGAAGGACCAGAACCTGAACGACGTCCCCGATAAAGCAAAAGCCCGCGCTGCCCTGGAGCTGGGCGACGTCGCCACCCGCTACATTGGTACCCGGCCCGGAACCGTAGCCGCAGGTAACGATGCCCGTATTATCGGCGCAGTCCAGAAAACCGGTGATGTCATGACCGGGAAACTCACACTGCCGCAGACATCGGGGTTCGGCGTCAATACCGATAATGCGCTGGGGGGGAGTTCAGTAACGTTCGGTGATAACGATACAGGGATTAAACAGAACGGCGACGGAATACTGGATTTTTACGCCAACGGGCAACTTGTGGCGCGTATTGCGCCCGGCGTGCTGTATG